TCCCCAGAATGTCTATTTTATGTCTGGCAGGTTAAAGGAGTTACACCAGTGATAGCGGAGCTTGCCGCCGCTAATGCCGCCTTTGGTGTCATCAAAGAGACAATAGCAAACGGTAAAGAACTGTATGAAGCAGGACAGGCACTAGCAGACTACTTTGGCCTCAAGGCTGAGATACAAAAGAAAGCACATGAACACGGATATAAGTCTGACCTTGAAGCGTTCATGGCCACAGAGCAACTCAAAGAATATGAGGAAGCTCTGAAACAGATGATGATCTGGCAAGGGCGAGCCGGGTTATGGACAGATTGGTTAGACTACCAGAAGAAGATGAAGGAAAGCCGTGAAGCCGCAGAGAAAGCTGAGAAAGCCAAAAAAGCTAAACGTAAAAGAAAAATTATTGATGGCTTGCTTATTATCAGTTTGGGCATTGGCATTCTCACAGCCATTGGCTTGGTAGGCTACATCTTTTACTGGGTTGCCCAACAGAGGTAATTATGTGGATAACACTAGGCATATACGCAATCGCTCTACAGCAGGGTATCTTTCAGGTGCTAGAGACTAAAGAGTTTCCTAATCCTGAAGATTGCTTTAGGGAAGCGTTAATTGTTGCACAAGACACCAGTGACCCTCGTGGTATGTTATGTGTCCCTGTTAAGAAAGAAGGATCATGATCTATGCTTGGGATAGTCACAGCTATAGCGAACTTGGCAGGTACATGGGTCAGTGCCAAGGCGGAATCAACCAAGGCCACCGCAGAGGCGAAAGCAACCGCACTGAAAACAGCGGCACAGTCTACAGCGGACTGGGAACGCATCATGGCAGAGGCATCAAAGAACTCGTGGAAGGACGAGTGGCTTACGATAGTATTCAGCATTCCTTTGATACTTGTCTTTATACCAAGCATGGTAGGACATATTCAAGCGGGATTCAACGCATTGGCAACTTTGCCGATTTGGTATCATGAAATCCTCATGGTAATTGTACTTGCCTCCTTCGGTGTGAAGGCTGGTAAAGGCGTAATGGAAATGTTAAGGAAATAATATGCCTAAAAGACCTATTAACCCAGCAGAAGTATACGATGAAGGACGATTCCTTGCAGGTGAGTCTGATCCCTTTAACCCTAAACAGCCCAAGGTAAAGAAGCCTCATCCAAGCTGTACCACTCCAGAGACTTGTGTTGCACAGGGACGCTGTCGTAAGACAGGTAAAGCCTTGGTCAACGGTAAAGTGGCTAAGTAATGTCTCTGTATAGGAACATTCACGCTAAACGGAAACGCATTAAAGCCGGAAGTGGTGAAAAGATGCGTACTCCGGGCAGTAAAGGCGCTCCAACGGCTAAAGCATTTAAACAAGCTAAGGAAACAGCTAAGAAACGTAAGTGATTTGACATTTAACATATTTTCTGGTATAATACAATGGCAACAAAACGCTCTGTTGGTGCGGCACTGACAACAACATTAACAGATATCTATGAAGTTCCTGCGAATAAGAGAGCTGAATGGATATTAGTGTATGTTACAAACACGTCAGGCTCTACTGAAAACTTTACCGTCACTTATTACGATGCCTCTAAAACAGCCTCTTTACCAGTTCTAAGTGGATATTCCCTTGGCGCTAAAGAGTTCTTTCAGATCGGCGGTCAATATAACGAGTTCATCATGATGGAAGCAGGCGATAAAATTCAAGCATCTGCAACAGCCGCCGCAACGATACTTGTATCCGTCATTGAACATAATGCAACAGCAGTCAGAGGTGAAGACTGATGGCGGTAGATTCTAGGCTAAAGCGGGTAGGCGTTAGTGGCTATAATAAACCTAAGCGCACACCAAACCATCCGACTAAATCACATGTTGTAGTCGCTAAGGAAGGCGACAAAGTAAAAACAATTCGTTTCGGACAGCAGGGCGTTACTGGTGACAAGAAGCCTACAGCCCGTCAGAAATCATTCAAGGCAAGGCATGCTAAGAACATCGCTAAAGGTAAGATGTCAGCGGCATATTGGGCTAATAAGGTTAAGTGGTAATGACATACTTAGAACTGGTAAATTCCGTACTAATCAGACTCCGTGAGCGTGAAGTGACTGCTGTTACAGAAAACAGCTATTCTAAACTCATCGGTCAGTTTGTTAATGATGCAAAGAGACAGGTAGAGGATACTTGGAACTGGAATGCCCTACGTAAAACTTTAACAGCCACTACACAGGCAGGTGTTTTCAACTATGAACTCAACACTGCTGGTAGCCGCTTCCGTGTCTTGGATGTTGTGAATGACACTTCCAATTGGTTTATGGAACAACGTTCATCAACGTGGTTTAACGATGCATTCTTAAACAATCCGCTTGTGCAGGAAGCTCCACGTTATTACAGTTTTAACGGAGTCTCTGCAGACGGTGATACACAGGTTGATATCTATCCTATCCCCGATTCAGCATACAGCATTCGTTTTAACATTGTAGACCCACAAGACAATTTAACAAGCAACTCTGATACACTGTTATGCCCTTCAGAGCCTGTCATATTAGGTGCCTATGCACGTGCTGTTGCAGAACGTGGTGAAGACGGCGGAATTGCCTCACAGGAAGCAACAGCGTTGTATTCACAGTCTTTATCAGACCATATTGCAATTGAAGCTAATCATTTTGCTGATGAGCTTGTTTGGAGAGAGTTTTAATGGCTGGTGCATTGCAGGCCGTTACACTCGCCGCACCGGGCTTCTATGGGCTAAACACTCAGGAGTCTGGTATTACCATTTCGAATGGTTTTGCGTTAGAGGCTACGAACTGCATCATTGACAAGTTTGGACGTATCGGTAGTCGAAAAGGTTGGACAAAGTTAAACGGTACAGCCTTTACTGGACAAGTACGCTCTATTGCTGAATACACTCAATCAGATGGTACGTTAGAGGTGCTGTATGCCGCTAACAATAAACTATGGCGATTAGAAGACAACGGCACATCGACAGAACTTACTGACGCTGACTTAACACCGATTAGTATCACAGAAGATGATTGGCAAATCATTTGCTTCAACAACTATGCAGTGTTTGTACAACAAGACCATCAAATGGTGTACTACGATGGCAGTGCAGACACTTACAGCGAATACACATCTGCACCGGGTTCTACTACACCTAGCTGTGGTGCGGCTTGTTTTAATCGTGTTTGGGTTGCTGATGACTACACACTCTATTGGTCTAAGATATTAGAGCCTCAATCTTTCTCAGGGACTGGTACAGGCTATTTAAATGTACGTGAGATCTTTGGTGAAGACGACACTATCACAGCGGTAACAGCTTATAATAATCGTCTTGTGATCTTTGGACGTAGAAACATTGCATTCTTTGCAGGTGCTGAAGACCCTACAGGCACCGCATTCCAAATGACAGATCACATTAAAGGTATCGGTTGTATCGCACGTGACTCCGTACAGAATGTTGGTAGCGATGTGGTATTCCTCTCTGCAGACGGTGTACGAACAATCGGACGTACAATTCAAGAACAGTCTTCACCAATCGGTGATGTATCCCGGAATGTTCGTGATGAGATTGTACAATATATTGCTGGTGAATCGGAATATCGAATCAAAGGTGTTTTCTCCCAAACAAATGCGTTCTATCTGCTCACTTTACCTGCCACTGGATACACGTACTGCTTCGACATGCGAGCCGCTTTACAAGACGGTAGTAGACGGGTAACACTCTGGAGAGATATTACACCGTCAGCCTATGCGGTACGTAAAAATGGTAATTTATTGGTAGGACAAGATGGCTATGTAGGCCTCTATAATGGCTATACAGACAACGGTACAACTTACCGTATGGCTTACTTCACCAACTACTTTGACTTCGGTAACTCAGCACTTGAAAGTATTCTAAAGAAAATACGATTAGCTATTATTGGAGCAACAAATCAGAATGCTTCACTGAAATGGGCATTTGATTACAACATCAATTATAGTTCAACATCTTTTGAACTGTCTGAAGGTATCACATCTGAATACAACGTAGATGAATATTTCTCAGATGATGGTACAGACAACGAAGCGGAGTATTCAAGCGGTATTATCTTGGATAATATTTCATTAAACATCGGCGGTAAAGGTGCTGTTGTACAAATCGGTATTGAAGCAGATATTCAGGGCGGTGCGTTGTCACTGCAGAAGATGGACATTTTCGCAAAGAATGGAAAACTGGTGAGTTAAATGAGCAATTATACTAAAGCAACCAACTTTGCATCCAAAGACTCTTTACCAGTTGGGGATGCAAACAAGAAGGTTAAAGGGGTTGAGATTGACAATGAGTTTAATGCAATCGCTAACGCAATTTCAACAAAGGCTAATTTAGAGTCTCCAGAGTTATCTGGAGTGCCAACAGCACCTACAGCGGCGGCGGCTACGAATACCACTCAGATTGCCACCACAGCAATGGTACAGTCTGCACTGGCTCAAACTGGAGTTATTGGTACAACACAGCTTGCGGACGATGCGGTTACAGCGGATAAACTAGCAGATACAGCAGTTACCGCAGATACCTATGGCGATGCTTCAAATATTCCTCAGATTACTGTAGATGCTCAAGGACGTTTAACTGGTGTTACAGAAATTGCTGTACAAACAGTTACTGAAAGTGCGGGTGAAGCAGGTTCTTTTACATTACCCGGCGGCTTGATTGTCGAATGGGGCATCACAGCACAGCAGTCATTTACTGGAGGGGCATACTCACAAGGTAGCAATGTTGCTGTTACTAATAATCTAACCAATAACTTTACAAACATCTACCACGCTCAAGCAACTGTAAAAACAGCTAACCGAATTTATGCTTATGTTACTGGTTGGGATGCTTCTGCAGGAACAATCAGTGTCGGCGCTAGGCTACATGAGGATGTTGGCTCAACAAGGTATGGTTATATTATGTGGATCGTGATTGGTGATTAAAACACCTATGGAATTTATTAAGAGGTATCAATAATGTGGGGAGCAATAGTCGGCGGAGCGTTATCAGCATACGGTGCTTATAGAAGCTCTAAAGCACAGCAAGCTGGTATAGACCGTCAGATAGCGGCAGAGCGTGAAGCTCGTGCGGCGGCTGAAGAGGCGGCTAAGTTCCGTCCGGTAGGCTTTACCAGCCCTTACGGTACAATGCGTACCACTGTCGATGAAGAAGGGCGTTTAACAGATGTCGGCTTTGACCTCGATCCCCGCTATCAGCAACGTGCAGATATCTACGCAGGATTAGGTGAGCAGATGTTGGGCGGCATCGACATTGATCCAATGGCGGCGGCAGAGGCTCGTACAGCACGTTTAGAGGCATTGGCACAGCCCGGCAGAGAGCTTGCACAGGAACGGATGTTTAGTAGTCTTGCCTCTAAAGGCCTCACAGGGCTTGCTACGGACATTGGCTATGGTGGTGCGGCTAACCCATACGCTATGGCGCTAGCGCAGTCTCAAGAGGCTCAGAGAGCCGCTACAGCCGCTGAAAGCTATGATCTTGCTCGTAGGGACATTACCGCAGACATTGCGCTTGCAGATACGCTGTTTGGGCAAGAGCGTGGTATCTATGATATTGGACGTTCTGAAATGGATTACGGCCTCAATCTGGCTGATACAGAACGTATGCGTAGGCTTGAAGCGGCAGGTAGATCTGCTTCATCAGCCCGGAATATTGCATCTCTCCAAGGACAGGCTGGTAATGTTGCCGCAGGACGCTATGAGGCTTTGTTAAGCTCTTTAGGTCAGTTAGGCGGTAGAGCCTATGATGCTGGGTTGTTTAGCGGATCTACAGGCGGTGGTGGGTACTCGAACCCTTCATTTGGTAGTTCGTTGCAGAACCCTAACCTGTACTACTCATAGGGAGTTATCATGGCAGAATCACAAATCTTAGGATTGTTTGCAAGCCCTCGTAGCGTTGAAGACGCTGTTAGGCAACAGATCCGACAGACTGCTCCACAGTTTGAGAATGCTCCTAATCAGCGGCTGTTCAATGCGATTGCGGAGACTGGTGCGGCCTTTGATCCTCGTGTACAGCAGGCTAGACAGCAACAAGAGATTGCAAAGAGCGTTACAGGTACTTTCGGATCTGCACAGTATTACTATGATCTAGCTGAACAGTTCCGTCAACGTGGCATGCTTCAGTCTGCTGTTATAGCGGCTGATAAAGCGAAACAGATCGAAGAAGACCTGATGGACAAAGCAACAGCTAAATACGGCTCTATCAGCTTTGTGCAGTACGGTAGTCAGGCTACAGTCATTCGTAAGCTGATCACACAGATCGAGCGTACTAAAGAGCCTGCTGTTAAAGCTGAGTTACAACGTCAGCTTGAAGAAGCGTTTAAGAAAGGTGCGGCAGAGGTTGCTGACCGGGAAGCGCAAGAGGCTGGTAAATCTGAAGCGGCTAAACTTAAAGAGCAACGCCGTAATGAATCCCTGCAAGATGTAAAGGAACAGTTCGAAAAAGCTAACACTAATGACGAAACTATCTTCACATTGAAGAATGGTATCTTGAACAACTTACAGAACATTAACACAGGATTCGGCTCAAGCGTCATCACAGGCTTCCAACAGTTTGCACGTGCGTTAGGTGTTACAGAGGCTGACTCTCGTTGGAGTGTACTGTCTGCGAATACACAGGCGGCACAGTCTATCATCGGTCAGTTAATGCTCAAGCAGATTAAGACTCTTGGTACTAACCCATCAAACGCTGACCGTGAGTTCTTGATGAAGACTTTACCAGATATGTCAAATGACCCCGAAGCCATTCGGAAAATTGCGGCATTCTTGGAAGCTAAGGCAATCTTCCTACGTGAGGATGCAAGAGCGAAGTTGAAGCATTTACAAGATGATAAAAACAACGATCTTGTAAACTATGAAACTCCGAAAGAAGTCTTTGACAAGCTTGAAAAGTTCTATCGAGATGCAGGTGTTACGGCTTCACGAGATGAAATCCCAGATGAAGAGCTAGAGGATATGCCTCGTACTTATGGTACAGCCCAGCCAGCGACTGTAGCGTCTGAAGTGATTGAATCACAGCAAGCGGCAGACGGCGAAGCTGTAGTAACTCCTGTTACACCTGCTCCACAGGTAGCGGCACAGCCTGAGTCAATTATACCTCCTGCAACACCTCGTACAGCAGAGCAGACTGAAGTATCTCAGAATGTGATCCCACAAGGACTGCGTGAGCCTGCTGAGACATCTGAAGGTATTGCGGCTCAACAAGCGGAACTACAAATGATGTTACAGGGCGATTTCAGCCCTGCTGAACAATCTGCATTAGCAGGACAGATTAGCCGTTTAGGACAAGCGAAACGAGAGCTTCAAGAGCAAGAAGCTCAGACCTTTAATACAGCTGTCGATGCGATTGTTACATCAGCATTTCCGACATCATTCGGTGCTGAACAACGTCTTGCAAACATGACACGAAAGCAGAAACTTGAATATGCATATCGTGTATTGACGCTAAAGATGAATAGCGGCAGAGAGATGAGCCAAGTAGAGCTAAAAATTCTACAGCAAATCGTTAACGAATTAGAGGCACAATTGTAATGGCAATTACACAGGCAGAACTGCAAGAGTTACTAGGAACCTACACTACGCCAAGAGATAAACGTACTAAGCGCAAACAGGACGTTGAACAGGCCGCTGTACGCTCTGCACCTGTAGAGGATGTATTTGCATCTGCGGCGAAGAGCATTATCGGTGATGACGGTGTGAACTTCCTATCTAGCAACTTTGGTAGAGGTGGACGGTTTGATATTACTCAAACAATAGCTGGTAAAGGTCTGCTTAGTGGTGTTGCTGGTCTTGGGAGCCTTGGTGTAGAGCTACCTCGTTTGGCTGAAATGGGTTATGAGTATGCTACTGGCGAACAAGTAGACCTACCAGAAATTGGTTATTCCTATGACGAACTGGCAACACGCTTAGATGCTAAACTACCTGAAGATGCTACAGAGGCG